ATTCAACCAATTGTAAGCCCATATTAGTTGTTTTGCTCATAAAAAAAACTCCTTTCAAATAAGAAGCGAGCCTAGATAACTACACCTAAGCCCGCCGTATGTTAATAAATATAAATTATTATCCAAGAGATGCTACTGCACCTGTTTCTGGGTTATAACTAAGTGATGCTTCTGCATCGCTACCAAGTGTAAGTTTGTAAACTTCATTTGTAGAATCATAAGCTACAGAAGTAATAACCTGGCTTGTCTTGTTTGTTGAATCTACTACAACTTCGCCAATAAGGTCTGTTTCATTAAGTCCTTTATTTACTGTTGCTCCCGCCTTAACCTTAAAATCTCCAGTTTCTCTTCTTAATCTCATTATTAGATTCCTCCTTAAAAATATAATTACTCAGACTTCAATGTGATTGCTGAATATGGCTTAACAAGTGCACCTGATGCACGAGTCTCAATAAGATACTTCATCTGGTTGTAATCAATATCAAAGTCATCAAACATATTGATTGCTCCGCCCTTATCAGCACCTAAGTTATAGTCTGAAAGGTTTACAATAATACCATAAATATTAGATGGAAGAACTGGTACCTCTACAATCTTCTTAACACGAAGTTTTGTTGCAAGCTCTTCAACTGACTTATAAAGTGTGTGACCAATTGTGTCTTCCATAAGAAGAAGGTCTGCAAGAAGGTCTTCCTGAATATAAAGTGTTGGTGAACCTGAACCTCTATAATCCTTACGAGCCTTGATTGCTGCTGAAATAAATGCATGTTCTACAGACTCCCCAGACTCTGGTGTAACAACCTTCTGAATTGTATAAAGTTCAGCATCTGTTGCAACTGGTCTAATGTGGTCTTCAGAAATCTTATCATCATCTGATGAAAGTCTTCCATCACCTACAAGAATTGCTCTAGCAATTTCCTCGTCAAGCATAAGTCTCATTTCACCCTTAATCCAAGCTACTACATCGAAATCCGTAATATCAATTACATCATCTCTATCCATCTTCTGCTTCTTGTAAATAGTAGTAGGTGTTGTTGTTCTCTTAAGCAATGAGAATACTTCTTCCTTCTTAAGCTTACCCTTCATATAACCTTTAGCTCTAGCTTCATCTGCTGTAATATCCGCAAATGTTGACTTAATTCTAGAGAATGGTGAACGATGTACACTATCCATTACATCTGATACCCAATCAGTCTTTCTCTTAATAAACTCTGGTGTTGGGTTAAGGTTAGTTGCCTCTGGGAAAAGGTAATCGATGTTTGTAATACCATACTCATCAGCGTGAGCAAGGAATGATTCCTTAAGTGTTCCATGTGTCTTTGCATCACCAAGGATTACTCCTAAACCTTCTGCATGCATAAGTTCATCACCATTATTGTACTCTGTATCAAAAATATTATGCTTCAATGTTTCATCCTCCTCATTAAATGAATGCTTTACTGATTTACTTGCTTCTTCCTGTGCCATACCAACTAAGGCATAAACAAGCTGTTTCTGTTCCTCTGTAAGAGTATTAAAAATATCTTCTACAGTTTTATTATTTTCATCTGCATGTTCAAATCCGTAATCAGCATTATTAAATCCACTGAAATCGAATTCTTCAAATAATGTGTCGTCCATATTTTCTCCTTCCGTATCTGAATGTTTCAGATTTTTGTTTTTAAATCTGTTCCACATGTAATCATACATACCATCTTTTGTGCCTTGTATACCCTTGGCTTTTAAAAATTCTTTATATCCTTTAACAAGTTCATCATCACCAATTCCCTCATTAATTGCCAAGTCATGAAGCATGTTATCTAAAAATTTATCGAAACTATTTGTGGTGTTTAAATTATCCATCCAATCAGCAAATTCTTTACGATTCTTAATATTTTTAGGTGCTATATCGACAAAATAATTGAAATATCTGTTCATTCCATCTGCCACACTTGTTGTATAAGATTTTTTTAGTTTTCTTTTTTCCTGTTTAGTAGGATTTGGTATATATAGATTATTCTTACCATATTTCCTGTAATCATCAGGTCTTGAATTAGCATGTTCCAAAATATCATTGTCATTATCTGAATGAGTAGCTGAAAAACTATTCAATTCGTTTTCAAAACGTTTGGTAATTTCATAGAGGTCATTTGTTTTATATCTTTTACTTAACTGTTTTAAAATACGATATTTATCTTCGCCATTAAATATTTCATCTACCCATTTATCTGTTGTACCAGTGTTTTTAATATTTGTATCAAATCCATATTTATTTTTAATATATTGCAAATACTTAAAGAAATTATCAACATTTGCCTTCATTGCAGGATTTGGTGCATATCGATTATTCTTACCGTATTCTCTATAATCATCGGGTCTTGAATTAGTTCCTTTTTTAGCATGCTGTAAACTATTATCGATTGGTTCGAAATAGCAAAGTGTTGCCTCTTCAGAATCTTCAGTATCTGAATGACAAATGACATTGTCAATTCTTGCTCCAGGATTAGCACCAGCAAGAACAAGACTTACTTCTCTAATTACTCCATGAACAACATTTCCAGCATTCTCTTTAAGTTTATTAGCAAAGATTGAAAGAGATGTTACATCACCATGCTTAACCATCTCTTTTGCCTGTTGTCCAACTTCTGTGTTGTTAAAGGTACAGTAAGCGTAAACACCATCTTCACGGTTTTCAAGCTCTGCATGACCTAAAACATTGAAAGGGTCATTATGCTTATGATTCCATACAAGAGGAACTTTCGTACCATCATTGTCTGCGAATGCATTTTTTCTAATGATTCTTCCGTCGGAGCATCGTAAGTCATTCTTAGTGGCGTATCCACTGAAATCATACTCCATTTTGATTTTCTCCTTTCGAAGTTTTAATTTCTGTTTTTGTCTCATTTGTCTCGACTGTTTCTTTTTCAGTTTTAATAGGTTGAATTACATCTCTTTGTTTGTTTCCATATGTAATATTATTACTATTGATTAACTGGTCAGACTGTGGATTACTATCAGGTTTCATTCCTAAGATTTGTCTAAACTCATTCGAAGACATAATCTCATTTCTAGTAAATTTATCAGCAATCTCAGCAAGGTCTGAAACAGGTACGAGCTTAAATGGGTCTATGAAGAAACGAATTGATTGCTTTTGAGTTCTTGCAGTTGAAGTCAAAAACTTTCTAGTCATTTCTTCTGTAATAGCAGACAATATTGGTTCTATTGTCCTATTATAGTAATTAGACATTGTTTTTGGGTCTGCTGTACCATTGAGAATTTCTTCAGTAATATTCAATTGTGAAAACAATAGGGTTTTTAATGATTCAATCTGAGCTAAAAGATTATTCTCAAGAGGTCTAGAAAGTTGTGTAATTTTCTCTGTACCATCGGTATAAGCAATTCCATATCCAGAACCATCAGTTAACTGATTAATAATATCATTTCTTCTTTCTTCAGCCTGTTGCCTACGAAGAGAAGACTTAATTGTGTATGGTAACTGAATAATCATGTCTAATTTATTGTTAGCTAAATGTTCATCAACAACATCCAGTACTCCTAATTTCCTTGATAACCTAGACATGGTTGAATTAGGTTCATTCATTACAGAATAGAACGGATTCTCAACAATGGCAACTAAACGCTTATGAATTAAAATATCTTCTTGTTTACCGGTTCGTTCATTGTACAATCGTATTTTTACCTTATCTGGTAGCCATTCTTTAATTTTTCCAACCCTAAGATTTGAAATATCATAAGCTGAACTAGTATATGGGTTTATGTCTGTTTCAACTGGAACTATTGCTATGCAACCTTCATCTAATAATGATAGTACTGCATCTTGCAAAAATGCTCTAGCTGTTTGGTCTAGGTTTGCTTCGATTGTTAAACAATTGTTAAGTTTTGTATCCATAGTTTTAGAATATCCATCATTTTTATCTAACTTAACATGTTCAACTCTAACTGCTGCGGCATCAACAGAAATTCTATTAAGTACTGCATTTATTATAGACCGTTCATTTCCACGAGCTAATCGTATTCTATCTGGTCTATAATAATATCCACCATTATTGTATCTTGTTGGTGACCTATTTAAGAACACATTCCAAGCATTCTTAAATCTGCTTAATAAAGTTTGGTTTTCCATTATTAGCTCCTTTTATTATTGCACGCCATTTTTGATTCTATCTTTCTCTAATTTTCTTGTAAACCTATTTGTTCCGCTCTCATTCATTTTTTGAAGTACGAAATATACACCTCTGCTAACCTGTGAAGAAAGGCCACTTAATACTGCACCAGTACCTGCAGAAGCTAATAAAGTAGGAACAGATATTGCACCTAAAACTGCAGATGGACCCATTAAAACAATTGGCATCGCAGCTCCGAGAAATACTGATGCTTTTGTTCCTTTATTAGCAGAGTGTTTCTTAGCATTAAAATACATATCACCATATGCATAAGCACGATACCTTTGTTTACCAGCTTCTGTTAAAGTTCCGTCTTCATTCTGGTATTTTCTCACACCCCATTTCTGACCTAGTATTCCGTGGTGTGCTAAATATCTATCATCATAAGTATTTATAGCATAATAATTGTTATACATTGTTTACCTCCTTTTTTCTTCTGGAATTAGTGTATAATGATTGTGATGTTGATGGTTTTGTTATAGATTGTGGTGTAGATAACTTAGTTGCTGATTGCGGTGTTGCAACAGATACTGCTTGTGGTGTTGCTATTCCATTATTAGAACGAATTTTACCTAATATCTTTGATGCTTTTCTTTTCATATCATTAGAATTGTTTTTATGGCCTTTATAACCAATCATATCGTTAGCTCTGCCAGCAATAACTTTAGCTCTGTATCTTTTTCCAGCTTCTAGTCCTTTTCTATAAATATCTCCATAATCCATAATAAATCGTCTGTATTCAGGAGTATCCTGTACCATATGTTCAATAATATAAGACCATGTTACATCATGTATTGCTTCATATTCACTTAACGGTATTTTTCCAGTTGCTACTTCATTTGCTAATCTTTTTTGGTCTTTTATGATTAACTCATATGTAAAAAGACCATTATTATAATGCATTAAATTATTATCTTTAAATCGTACACCATAATAACCGATATTATTAATACTATGACTAACATCATAGTTTGAATAATAAGAAATAGGATTGCTCAAACTACTTTTTTTAGGTGGCTTATATGGTTTAGTTTTATTCTTTTTCTTATTACTATTATTGTTGTTATTGTTATTATTGTTATTATTGTTGTTGTTATTGTTTTTATTGTTTTTATTGTTTTTATTCTTATTCTTCATCTGTTTTAAACTAGCTTTTAAAATATCCTTAAAAGTTTCTTTTAAAAGATTTTCAACAAATTTCCTACCTTCAGATTTTTGTTTTGGTGGGTTTTTAAGTCTATTATACTCACTAACTAATCGTAATGTATCATTACGTTGTCTCATATAATTATTCTCAAGTTGTAATCTTTGAGTTTCTCTAGACAAGTATTCATTTGAATAATTATTTAACGATTTGTTATGTGCATAATTGTTAGAATTATTATTATTTCCTGAAGGTGGTTTTAATTTATTAGCTTCTGAAACTAATTTATTATAACGTTTCATACCAGCTGGTGTTAATGAACCATCTTTATTCTGATACCTTCGTATACCCCATTTCATACCTAGTATTCCGAAGTGTGATAATGAAGGAGATGTATTAATAGCATAATATTCCATTTTGATTTCTCCTATTCAAAAGCATCTTTATTAAGTTTATATGCTACATACGCATCCATAGTTGCTGCAACACAGTCAATCTTATCAGAGTGCCTTTTCTTCAATAGTTTTCTGTTACCATTCGTGTCTTCTAGCGTTATACAGTTACCCATTGCAAATTCCATAATATTCTCATCAAACAAAAGCATTCTTTCTTCTGCAAGTTTCTTTAATTCACCTAATGGTACAGATTCAGTTTTAACACCTTGTTGAACTTTCTCTATTCCAAATGGTCCATTCTCCCTTGCCCATCTTTCTACAAATTCTTTGGCATTATATGGGTCATATCCGAAACACCTAACATCATATGCACTATTTATGATGAATTCATCCAAATCATCATAAACATCTGTCATGTCTAAAACTGCACCTTCCATAACTATAAGACTACCTTCAGCTATAAATGTTTCATACTTTTGTCTCATAACTGGTTGTAGTTTCATTAGTGTTAGTGATGAAATGTAGTTTCTAGTTTTAATTCCAAAGAATTCATCTCTAAGCGGAAATAGGAATGAAAATGCACAGAAGTCATCACCTTGTGATAAGTCTGCACCCATAGCACAAGGAAGATTCCAAAACTCTCTAATTTTATGTTTTATTGTTTCTTCATAAGTAAAGAAATATGTATAGCCTTCCATAGGTATACCAAATCTTTTAGCTAGTATGTCATTCCTTACAGACGGATTATGTTCTGCTCTATCAACCTCTACCTGGTATGTCTCATAACTTACAGTTTTACCAAGATTAGGGTTTGCCTTTAACCACGTTTCTGGTTTATTAACTTCTGAAATATCATCTAGTTTGTAATACCAGATTGAAACATGTGGATTATAGTATTCGCCCTTTAATATAGATTTCAATTCCATTTTGATTTCATCACCGACTCTGTTTCTTACAGTACCTTCTGATGATGTTGCAACAATAATCCAATCGTCTACTTTAGATGCACCCTGTTCTATAGCGCCAACTACATCTTCTTTAGTATCACCTGATAACCATTCATCTACTGTAGAATACTTAGGTCTTAATCCCTGAAGTTTGTCTATAGTCATTGGTCTTACTTCAAGTACTGAATTTGTAAGGAAGTTTTCTATTCCCTTCTTAGTGGAGGATAGCTTACACCTGTTTGCTTTAGAGCCAGTTGTATTGTTTATAGAGCCTTCTGTCATAAACTTTATTAACGGTCCTCTAGCTCTAGCAATAGCTGTTCTAAGAGGGTTTAAAACTTCTTCACCTTGTTTCATTGTTGGTGCTGTAGAAATCTGTTGGGTTGTTGATGAATCTACTATTAATCCATAGCCTTGAATAGATTCGTCATATAATGTTTTTGCGGCACCTCTACCAACTATAAGATACTGTTTGTTTCTTAATCGTTTTTTAATAATTCTTTTTTCATACCTTGTTCCATTAGGTGTTGGTATTGGAACAGACCGCTCAACAAAGTAAAACCACGAAAGTAGGTCTTCTGCCCAAAGTTTAAATGATGGTAATAACTCTAAATCAGAACCATCTGTTAATGTTAATTCTGTATTAGCGAATGCAATGTAACCGTTAATTGCAGTGTCATCGTAGTAAAATGCAGGGTCCTCAATCAAATCATCTATTAAGTTCATTTGTTGTGATACTTCCCTATTTACAGGTATTTCACCACGAATAACTTTATCCCTAAATTCTCCATAATATTTAGGAACAGCCGTATTAGATAAAGCCATTTCGATTTATTCCGATTCAGGACAAGCTACAAGAATCCTGAATTCCATTTCTGCAGCTATCTCGTTAACCTGGTCTACAACAGTACCGCTCATATTGTCAAACATTGAACGAACTTTTGCATACATATAGGTTTTTACATGTGCTAAGTCTGATGAGATTACATCACCCCACACAGCTTGGCTATCACTTATGGAGAAGTCTTCCGAGATTGCCCCAAGTTGTTTAAGAATGATGAAGACAGTATTAATGTGTGTAATAAGGTCTTCATCAAATGCAGTATTATCAGAAGTAATACCTAGCATTTTTTTAACAGAGTTTAATATGCTTTCATCCATAGCAATACCTCCAATAATTTAGTTTTTCCAAGGACAAGTGTCATTTAAAGTTCTTGGTATATACTCATCTACTATAGGTTCAATTCCATAATGTATGTAATTATGTGATTCTTGAGAAACTGTTATAAGATACTCTGGATTAATAAGAATTTCTGTTGCATTAGTAATATCGTCTATGCAAATAGGATTCATATGGTGCACAAGAATTTTACCGTGTATTTCTCTCCCTGAAATACCAAGGTCACACAAGAAATCTCTAGCTATTATTTGGTTTCTAATTTCACGCCATTCTTTTGATTTGTAAAACCTTTGATTAAATATCCTGTCAAAACCAAATGTATCCTCACCGACTTTACCATTGAGCTTTAAGTATTCTAACCGCTCTTCATATGATTCCATTTTGATTAGTTCTGAATAAGTTCTAATCATCTTCATAATAACTTTCTTCTTCCGAACCACCATTTCCACTATAGATTTGCATAGCTTTTATAGCCTCTTTGTATAGTTCTTCTATATGTTGCTGTGATTTGATGGATTCGGCTTTTGCTTTAAGAAGTTCGTTTTCATTCTTAAGTTTTTCAACTTTAAGTCTCTCCTTCTGATTACCTAATTGTAAGTAATAAGTTATTAGCTGTGATGACGCTGTACCATCTTTAATCCTTCTTTCAGCTTCATTTGTAGCTAATGAAATTAGGTAGTTCTCTCTTTCTTCAGGAGAT